AGAAGGCAGTAGCGCTTGCGAAGTGGCGAGAGTGCGAAGAACTGTGCGCCGTCACCAACCGTCGACTACAACGACATGGCTCCATGCCGGAGCTCGTTTGGCTTGCTCTTCGCAAAGCCAGGCGGAAAATATGCCGTTTACTAGGAGACTTCAGTTGGGATGATGCCATGGTTCACGCCGGGTTTGGACGCGGGGGTACTACTCGTATCCCCCGTCGGGAAGCCTGCGTAGCCAATAAGGTGTGGGGAGAACTCCACGCCTCAAGTCTCAACCTTGTCAGTGCCTCCGATTGCTTTGAGGAGGTGTTCGCCTTGAATAAGCGAATCTTCGACTGCTCGGATAAGGAATCCGGGCCATCGATAGGCTTCGTGCCTGTCCGATGGAACAAGGTAACCACTGTACCTAAAAGTGCAAAAACCGATCGTCCTATCGCCTCTGAGCCAGATTTAAATATCTGGATGCAGAAGGGTATTGGCGGATTAATTCGCCAACGCCTCAAGCGTATTGGAATCGACTTGGATGACCAAACCAACAACCAACGGCTTGCTGCCGTTGGGTCGAGGGATGGCTCCTTAGCGACCATAGACCTCAGCAGTGCCAGCGACCTTGTGTCGATTGGCATCGTTGAGTGGCTTTTACCGGACGACTGGCTGCAACCACTTGCTCAAACCCGTTCAACCCACGCTAGGCTCCCCGACGGTACTGAACATCTATACCGGAAGTGGAGTAGTATGGGAAACGGTAACACGTTCGAGCTGGAAACCCTGATTTTCTGGGGACTCACCTCGGCTGTTTGCGAGTTGGTAGACGCACCGTTACATCATGGCGTCATTGTTTACGGGGACGATATCATTGCCCCCTCTGTCGCCTATGACTCAATCGTAGAGGTTTTCACCTACTGCGGTTTCGTTATTAACCCCAAGAAAAGCTTCGCCACTGGTCCCTTTCGGGAATCCTGCGGCAAGCACTACTTTGAGGGCGAAGATGTGACGCCATTCTACCTCAGGAAGAGGTTGGATGGTCCCCACCGCTGGTTCTGGTGGGTGAACAGGATCCGCTATTGGGCTCGTCGCGAGGTCGCAGGATTTTATTACTGCGATTCCCGTTGGCGCCGTTTCTACGAATCCCAGAGGCGTCTCTTCGGAGCGCTTAAGGGTGACGATGGACGGCTGCTCAGTAGCTTTACGGTCCCTTGTGGCTTTGGCGAAGATAGCGGCTTTGTCTCTAATTGGGACGAGTCTCGGTCGTGGTTTAGGCGTGAACGCCGAAACCCCAAACAAAAGGTCTTACAAGTCCTCGAGTTTGAGATGCTGTGCCATGTTCGCAATTTAAGAACCGCTGACCTTCCCGGGAGTTTAGCTGCCTGGCTTTTACAAGCCGGGAAGCCCGCCGATTTATTGGCAAATCCCGATCAGTCAGAATGCTA